TTTATCCAGGTGTGAATTCCTGCCGGTCTGGTTATTGAGGCCGACTGATAATCTCCGTATTTCTGAGCGGCAGTGAATGAGTAAATTTCCATATCATCGGTCATGCAGTAAGCGTCATTCTCTGTAGCCACTACTACCCGGAAATGTGCCGCCCCGCCTGTCCAACCGGCCTGATTGTATCCCCACTCGTTAGGATCGGTAGAAAGATCGTCGAGAATGAAGGTATTTCTCTTCCCGAATAAAACAAGCCTATCCTGATACTCGATAGCCCCTACCAGACCATACTTATCCCCGGTATCTATATAGATTCTTCCCGATCCTGTAGCGGTAAACGAAGCCTCTGAACTTCCATCATTATCATTTGAATAATAGAAAAATCCCGGCGTCCCTGTGGGCGCTATGGCCCAAAGCCTTTCCGAGTTTCCAGATCCGTGCTTGATTAACTGGATAGGTTGATCGTTCGCTCCCCAATCGGCATGAGGTGCCGCCAAAGCTGCAGTAGTGGCCCCTCCCGTATACACCTGGATAGTATCGTATCCATTAGCTATATAGCATTTGTACGAATACAAAACGAATGAGTATTTCTTGGTTACTGCGTTTGTGGCGGTATAAAGAGTCTTATCGACCCCCGTAGTATTCACGGTATAAATTATGTCTTTATTCGGTGTTAGAGTAGACGTAGCAGCAACGATTTCAGACGTAGCTCCTACGTTGTAATGAAACCCGCCTACTACTCTGGCGTTTCCAGTAATGGCAGTCCCATGGTATATTATCGTTCCGCCCCTGGGTTCATACCCTCCATTATGCAGGTTGATATTTTTAGAAATCGCCAACGCACCGGGGGGCACAGCCTCGATGTTATAGGTTGTGTTAAGCCCCCCCGTACAAGGAATTGATAAAGTTGTTCCCTTATAGCCCACTATTCATCCTCTTGGATTCTTGCCCTGATATTGCTCAGGTCGTCGCCGTATTCTTCTCTCATGGTAAGCTCTTGCACCTTTTGACTATAGGCTGTTTTCGCGTCTTCTTTGCCATCGTCATCCTGATGCTCTAACGCTTTCCAATAGATTCCTGCCTTCCATACATTTTCCCACCTCCGATAAAGAGTGGACATCAACGTCCCGTCCACGTCTAGCCTAGTCAAATCGGAGTAATACCGGATAAGGACCGCTCTGGTTACGCTATCCGGAGTTTGAGCAAGAAGAAACTGACCATCATCAGCGTCGCCAATCGGGAAATACTGAGTCGGTTTTACCTTAGGATAGGTATAAGTGAGCTTGTCATAATCCCAAATAGGATACTCAGTCAAAGGGTCTTTCTGATCGACTATCAGATAAGTTGTATCAGAACTACCTGCAGTCGTGACGGCAGGGTAAAAGGAGGCTACCTTGGTCGAGGTGTCATAATCATAAATCTGTGAGTATTGATTCGCCCCTGTGCCCCCAGTGAATACCAACTCTTTCCCTTCAATTGAAGTAGTTGAAGCATCCGAAGCAGAAAGCGTCAAGCTGGTAGTCGTCCCGGCCTGAGCGGTCCCTGTAGTATTCCCGCTTAAAAGCCTCATCGACAGCAGCGAAGAAAAATCAGTAGGCAGATCGTACCTTGAGCGGCCTTCAATCAGCGTAACAATAGCCTCTGATTGAAGACTGGTAAGCTTCTTGGATACGGTGAAAATATCGTTCTTTATTTCGCGCATCCAGGCATCTTCCGCCCTGGTAATAAGCGCGGCCTGTTCGCTGGCCGGGTCGTGATACCCTGCCTTTTTGAGAGCTTCCGTTGATATTTCTCTAAGGGTTATTGCTGACGGCGCTGCCATTTTTACTCCTTATGCACTTCCTTTTATGTGCTGCCGAACCCGCGTTTGATTTTGCTATAAATCCGCAGTCGCATTTCAATGGGTCGATTATCGTTATCGTTGCCTTTGGGATCTCTACCGAGACAGGGTGTTCTACTGCTGTAACCGTTTCAATTTTAGGTTCCTCGGAAACAGATACTGTTACAACCTCTTCCATGAACCGATCGGGGTACAAATCTTTTTCTGAATACTGAATCTTCTTGTCCGGTCCGTTCCAATACGTCCCATCATCCTCTACAAAAAACTGTCTTTCACCTAACCCTAGGAAGTAACCCATATTTTTTCTCCTTATATCGGTCCTCTATTGTCTTAAACACAAGCACCAAGGGTATCTTTGCCATGCACATCGGGATTTCTAGTCCCGGATCAAGTGGGCAATAATTACGGTTATAAATAAGCCTATGGCAAGGCTGACAAGAAACTCCGTATGCTCTAAGCGCATCTACGTTTCTCCAATATTTCGTCAAATTCTCTTCGCTGGAATGTGAGAGAAAAATCACCTTCGGAGTATCGAAGCACCCGGCAGCTACCAATACCCCTGTTTCCGGTCCAGCTACCAAGTCAACAAACTTCGTCATGAGCATTGTTTTTCTCATGGTCCATTTGTTGATATAGTTTTTTATTCTTTCATGGCTTAGATCCTGTTCAAATATTTCGCAAAATGCATCACCTGTTACCATAAAAACAATGTCCGGGTACTTAGCAACAAGGCCCCTCATTACATGTGTCGTATAGGGATAGACCTTATGAAAAGAACTCCCGGACATGGACCACAACACTAAAAACTTGTCTTTGTACTTCTTCCTGAACCTCTTTGCCTCTTGTATCTCTAAAGGGGTAAAGTAAAACTCTCCTGTATCTCCTTGGCCTTCATACCCTGCCCACTGCATTGTGTGATCGTAATAGTTTACATTACACGCCGCATGAATCAAATCACGACTTCTAGGGTCTGATTCTCTCCTAAGAAGCGACTCTTCCAGGCTCCCGGAAAGATTTACTACCTTGTCATAACCCTTGGATAGCTCAGCCCAATGCTTGTCCAAATCTTCATTGTTTATGCTGTCATCGTGATACAGAAACTTATCAATATTCGGATTGTTCTTTAATACCGCATCGGACTGACTTTTCTTTACATTGACCGTTACATGGTAGCCTTCCTGCTTCAATTTCTTGATGACAGGGGTAGCAAAGACCAAATCCCCGAAGGCTCCTAACCTGATCAACAATGCTTTTTTCATGTCTCCTGTATCCCGTTCCGCTTGTGAATCTTTTGAATTTCCCAATCAAAGTGTTCCGCTGCATGAAAGTCTTTGTCTCTCGCTGCTACATCCCACTTATCATAAAGCTCAAGAACTCTCTTCCCATCAGAATAGTTTTTTTGCATCAATACTTTTAAAGAAGGCTTTCTAAGAGTCTTGACGGTTATCATACTCAAGCCTCCTTGCCGGGACACCGGCCCAAGTCTCACCTGCCGGAATGTTCTTGGTAACGACTGCTCCAGACCCTACAAGTGCGTTTTGGCCTATTGTAACCCCGCAAACTACCGTTACTCCCGCTCCGATCCTGGCCCCATCTTCTACTACTGTTTTCTCCCAATTCGCCCTGTGAGAAGGCGGATACCTGTCATTTGTGAAGGTCACGGAAGGCCCTATGAAGCAATTTTGGCCGATGATCACGTTTTCGGGTATGAAGCACCCGTACCCAATCCTTGTGTACTTCCCTATCTTTACCTCGTGCCCTATCTCTGTAAAGGCTCCTACGTTTACCCCTTCTCCAAGTTGTGCCGTAGGATAAATATTTGAAGGTTGCCAAATCTTCGCTTCAGGCATATTTAAGAACCTCCTGAAGCATAGGATTCGGGTCGCTTTCGTTCAGAAGCTTTGTATTTTGCGTTGTGCAATGGCCGCCGATCTTTGTTCCAGGGAAATCAAGTATCGGCCTTTTCAAATGACTCGCCACATGTTCGTTATAGTTCGTATCCCACTCCCAAATATGGCTGTAAGGTACGTTGTACTTGTCACAAAGTTCTTTTTCGTACTGTGCAAAAGCTATACTGACGCCGTACTTAGCGAGGCATCTAAGCTTCATCATCTCTGTTTCTTCACTTGTCTCAACTACCCTGCACTTAATGCCTGCGGATTCAAGATACTTAGCCGCCTCCTTTGCTAGAGGACCACCGACCCACTTGGTAAAACCTCGGATTGATTGCTCCATGTTCCCATGCTTTCCGAGAATAGGGGAGTGAACCGCGTTTGGTATCTTGCTTGTTGTTCCAATAGGTACGGTTGAGTGAATAATTGTTAGCTTTGGATTTATTAGCAACTGATATGAAATTACCGTTGCAACAAAATTACATGATGAATATGGTATGCAAATATTTAAAACATCATATCCAGGACTGGGGAACGGGAAATCACCACTTTTTATATCCCAACCATCACACCCCAACACTTCCCTAAGCGGTCCACCTATTTCGCCCAAACCAATTACGATACTTCTCATACGCTCCTCCTATAAATTGTCTCTGTACCACTCGATTGTTGAATGTAACGCGGCGTCAAAATCCGTGTAACTTACCCCGAACTTCTTTACCTTTTCGCTCTTTACTTCAAACCACCTGATATCGCCTTTCCTGAAAGGCTTGTGGATTATTCTGCTATTTGACTTGGTAAGTCTGATGATCCATTCCGCAAGATCCAGAATGGTTATCTTTACGTCATTCGCTACGTTGTAAGCTTCACCGTCTGTCTTTGTAGTATTCGCAAGAATAAAATTAGCGTCTACATCGTCCTTAACATAAGTGAAGTGCCTAACCTGTTTCCCGTTCCCGAATATCGTTATAGGCTCGTTGTTCAAAGCCTTCCTGATGAAGATAGGGATTACCCCTCCCTTATCCGTGGAATCCTGGCGCGGCCCGAATACATGAAAGTACCGTATGATGCTGTACCGCATCCCGTAATACTGATGAAACGCTTCCGGGTATCTCTCGCCTGCCAGCTTTGAAACTCCGTAAAACGATACAGGCTTATAAGGGTGTGACTCGTCCTGTGCTTGTACTGCTTCACCGTAAACCGACCCCGTAGAGGCATGTATTACCTTTTCCACGTTCGCTAGCCTTGAAGCTTCAAATACGTTCCATGCCCCGCTTGCGTTTACTTCCAAATCAAGAAGCGGATTCTCTCTGCAAACTGTACACTTTGACGCCGCATTGTGGAAAACTACGTCAACCCCATTGAAATAAGGCTGGATCGCTTTTAAGTCTGTTATATCCACCGGGGCAAGTTTGAAATTCTTGTTTTTAACAAAGGCTGCGATATTCTCTTCTTTGCCGGTAACGAAGTTGTCTATACAAACAACTTCTTTCTCTTGCCTCAAAAGTTCTTCAATAATATGGCTGCCAATAAACCCCGCGCCGCCTGTGACTAGAAACTTATCACCTTTAATTGCTATCACAACAACCCTCCGTAAACCTTCTCACTAAGACGTTTCGCTGTGGATTGCATGGAATGATGCTTTTCTACCCAATATCTTGCGTTTCTCCCGTATGACAGATAAAAAGGCGTTGGAATTGTGACTTTGAGCTTGTCATATAGTTCATTCTCTGTATTAACTACCCCTATACTCGGGGAATCTCCATATTCTCTTTCATAAATATATTTATTCCCTGTGTTAGTTAATACATGCCTACCCAACGCCGCCGCCTCTAACGCCGTATTCCCCCACTCCCCGTATTTCTTCCCGTTAATCTCAGGCTGTAGAGTCTCGATGATAATGTCACACTCTGACATTCTCTTAAGATTCTTAATCCAGGAAACCCGCCCACCTGTTCGGTACTCAAATTTGTCCTTCAAATAGCTATCTTGAAGCCGCTTAATGACACCCTCAATTTTCTCCGTACCTTTAACGGCCGGATTAGAGGGGAAATGACCGATGATAATTTTTTCACTTTTCCGCTCGTATACAGGCTGTATAAAGTCCGTATCAACCGGATAGTAGATAAGGTGTTCGTTTTTCGCTCCAAGGCCCAACAAATCAGGGCATTGAATGATTGCTGCATCACAGAAAGAATTGAAGTAATCATTTATCTCCTTGTGATTTTCTCTATAGATCGAACCGCCATGTTGAACGACGTACTTTTTGCCTTTAATAATAGGCATGTCTTTCAAAGCTACAGACCCGACAAAGTGAATAACCTTTGCAGAATCTATAAGTTCCTCAATCGACGGGAGGCTGCTTGGCAATCCCATAAACTGAGGATGCACTATAGCCTGTTCGGGGTACATGAACGGATGATAGTTTGCTTTTATCATCAGTACATCCAGCCCCAACAGCCTGAGACACCTTGAGAACCTAAAGCCTGTGTTCGCCCAATCCGTTTCCCCTATCATCAATACATCCAACATCATATCCTCCGTTCCGAAAAGACCTTATACTAACATCCGCTTTAAAATCAGGGTTAGGTTCGAATACTCCTTTATCCCAATCCTTCTTGTACTCAACTAACTTAGCATTCATCTTTTTGCCCATAATGAATCCGTCAATAATCTTTGATTTAAGCTCTGCCTTCATTACAGGGTGTTCTATCAGATCTACGATATCCCAAATCTCCCTCCAGACCTCGCAGATAGTCCGCTTGTGGCTTACCCTTGTTCTTATTTCATTTTCTGCCTCTTCCCGTGTCATACGATTTCTTCGTACAATCCCTCAAGCTCATGAATATGATTTTCCATTGCGAAACTCATTCGGTGCTTGATTACGTTCTTCCTGCATTCCCGATGTTCTTTCCATCTCTCGGCAAGTTCTTCCACGGAATTTACGTTTATCCCAACTTCGTACTTTTCGATAAACTCCGAAGACTCCCTAGCGTTGATAGAAACTACCGGGACACAAGCCGCCATGTACTCAAATAGCTTATTTGGAAGTGCGTTCCTCCACTCCTCGTAAGGCTTGAGGTTCCCGACCAACCCCCAATCGTGCTGCCCGAGCATTTTTATCAGTCTTCCAAATCCTTCCGGCGCATGAAGATAGCAATGCTCGTTGTACAGTTTTCTTAACTTCTCATTCTGTCTCGGCGTATAAACATGGAAGTCGATTCCAATTTCACGGCATTTTTTAGCAAAATCCAGGTAGTTAGCATACTGAAAGAAATCCCACTCTTTAGGGAGTTCTTCCGGCATGTCTATTCTGCCTTCATACACCAACCCGCCCCACCATCGGGTAAAGTCAACTCTGTAAAACCTCAACGGGACGTAAGACGGTAAAACAATATCTGGAACATCAGGCTTAAACTCAGCCCCAACGATTTTCTTCATAGAAGCAGAGGCATAAACCAAGGCATCTGCCAGTTGTATATTGTTCCGCTCATCTATCGCTACTCTGAAAAGGTCCGGGTCATTACTACACTCTTCATGAGTTCGCCTGAGCAAATGAGAGTCATGAAGATCGAGAACAACCGGCTTGTCAAAAAATTGATCCTTTACCGCCGTAACAAACCAGGAAGGTTCATTATGTCCGTGAAAAACGTCCGCGTCCTTATGCAGCTTTATTGCCGAGTAAAGCTGGTCAACGTCTTGATAAGCTGATACGGTGCTGAACGCTTCGCTGAATTGAGTTACTTTGTTCGTTATAAGGTGGACTTCATGCCCTCTTGCAATAAGGGGTAAGGCCATCTTCATAACGCGCATGCATCCGTGACGAGACAACATTACAATTTTCATAACGCTCCAAGGGAAAAGGGGGAGGTTTAGCCTCCCCCTAATTTAGTTAGCTGCTAGGTGTATGCCCCGTTCCAAACTTCCTCCGAAAATCGATAAACAATGCAACCGAACCCGTAGAACAGACGTTTGTAGACGCCAAAATCCCCAGGTAAGAACCTGCCGCCAGCCCATCGTCTACCGTAGCTGACGCGACGGTATAAGGAGCTGAGGTGGTTGAGCATGTGATCTTCTTCATCGAGGTAGAGCCGTCAATCTGGAGATTGAAAAGCTGCTCGCCTTTGCCAAGCGTTGCAACGGTCTTAGCCCCGAATTTAAGGATCTGCACCGGACCCTTGGGGTACCAGCGAGTCACCTTATTTGCGGCAGTTTCGTTGAACGTAATAGGTGCGCTAGACTGTCCGCCATGCTTTGCGGTAGCGCCGAACCAAATACGCTCAATAACGCCATATCTTGCATCATCGTAACTGTTTGCCATTATTCATCTCCTCCTTAGCTTGCGCTATCCCATTTAATGATCCTGGCATCGGCCTCGGTTTCCCAAACGATCTTGAACCCGCCCAGGAAGTACCATGCCAAACCCTTGGAACGACCGTAATCCGTGACAACCTTAGCACGGATCTCCTCGGGGATAACGATTGCTTCCATGACGGTATCTTTACCAAACATATACCCGTCAAGAGACTGAGCCTGCGACCAGGATTTCGCCGTCGCCGTACCCGCAGACTCGCTATAAACGTACCGTGAAGCAAAGCCGTCCTTAACGAATCTGACGCCATGAAGCTTACCGACCTCGCCAGACCAAATCTTTTTCTGGCCCGACTCGGTATACTGGTTAACGGACTCAACCGCACCTTCAAGAGACTCCATAGCCTCAAGAGAGTTGATCATGACGTAATCGCCGTCATAGGTCGGTACGTTGCGCTTCTCCAGCTCCAAGCGCATCTTCCGAACATGGTAGCTGTTAAGGACGGAAGTGTTGACCGCCGTCGCCGTGCCGTTCGTGGTAAGCGCGTATGTGGTGGTCGAAGAACCAACATACCGAAGCTGGCAGGCATTGAACTGGCGTTCTACAACGCCATCAACCACCTTAACCATGTCATCCCGAAGGCCCCCGTTGATAATGGTCTTCAGTTCAAACTCAGACAGAACTTCTACCTTCTGAGTGAAAGGAATCGAGTTCCCATACTCGCCAACCGTCAGCGTACCCCAGGTAAGGCTTTGGGTCGTTTCGGGCATGGTGGCCGTTTCCGCTATGGTCTTACCGTAGTTGCTGACGTTCGCGGCCCTGAGCCAATTCACCGTCTGACCTGCCTGTTTTCCGAGCGCATCTTTAATGTCGCAGAACTGCCGATAGCGGATAAGAGGCTGTGCCGACTTCCTCCAATCCTTCGACAGCTTGTTGTTAGTCAGATAACCTGACTGGTCTACCCAATTCATTGCCATTTGGCTACTCTCTTTCTGTCCCGATAGCCAAACGAGCTAAACTAAGCCAATCGCGCCTGTCTTTCCTTCAAATACTCCTGACGCGTACGCTCTTCACTCCAGGTATTTGGATCGTCATCTTCTTTCTTCTGAGGAGCTTTGCTTGTGGAGGTGGTAAGGTTGGCTTCTTTCTTCAAGGCTTTCTTATCCTCGATTACCCGCTTACGGGTAGATTCCTCGTACTTCTTTTGGAATGTAGGATAAACTCGTTCCTTGAAAATCTTTTCCCAACCCTGCGGGTTGTCGAGTTCTTTGGCTTCTTCAGGATCGTCCCGAGCCATTTCTATCAGCTCTGCCGTTACTCTGCCAGCCATTTCCTCAAACCCTGCATACCCTTCATCCGCAAGCTTTTTATCGACAGTCTTGACCATATTCTGAAGCGTCTCTTGCTGCTTCCTATGCTCCTGAATAATGCTTTCCTGTCTTGCAAGCTCTTCCCTTTTTGCTTCCAGAAGTTCGATTGACTTGACCGTTTTCCTGAGCGACTTAAGCTCTGCGTCATAGTCAAGGATTTCAGGCTCGGCCTCTTCAGGCTTAGGCTTATGAGCCTCCTCAAACTGCCTAAGTCTTGCCTCAAGAGCCGCCTTTTCATCACGAAGCTGCTTTCGTTTAGCTCGCTCTTCATCGAGAGCTTTTTTTAAGTTGTTTTCCTTTTCCTGCTCTTTCCGAGTCTCTTCTTCGGTCTTAACAGGTTCCTTTTTCTCTTCAGCAATCTCCGGTTTCTCAGCCTCTACCGGGGGCTGTTCCGTTTTCGGAGTATCTTCAGGTTTCGGCTCTTCCTTGGTTTCCTTAGTTTCCTTTGCTTCCTCGCTAATCTCTGGAAGACCGCCGTTTTCCTTCAGATATTGCTGTTCTATCGCTTCTCTTTCTTCTGACATGTATCTCCTTTACGTCCAGTGGACGATCCTGTTTAACGCACAGGTGCGAAGTTAAAATAGAAAAGGCCAATCCATACGGCATCCACCGTACAAATTGGCCTTTGATTTCCCTACTACATCGAAATTTAGGCTAGATTGTCAAAGAACATTACTTCAACAAGTCGTTTAATCTTCGCTTGATATGCTCAAGCTGCTTTAATATTTCTATTACTTCTTTTTTTTCTCGTTCGTTCAAAAATCCCTCTAAACAAGATTATTCTTATCGCCTACCTTGATTCCACGGTCTGCCGCTTCCTCGTAAAGAAGTGTCGATTCCTGTTTCAAAGAATTAATCTCTCTGAACAGGTTGAATTTATATTTCTTGATGATAATTTGAAGTTGCGCCATGCGAACCATGTCAGAAGGATCTGATGTTATAAATTCCATGACTGCTTTTTCTACGATCCTGTTGGCGGCTTCTTTTACCAGCGCCCACTCGGGAGAGGCTTCTAGTTTCTCCGCAAGACCGACCTTTTCCAACCTGTCAAAAAGTTCCTTGTCTTCCACTACAACCCTCCAGCACTACCACCCTGTAAGTCATTGGGCGGCTGCATGTTCGCCATTGCTCCAGGCTGAGGAGCGGCCATTCCCGCCATAGCCCCATTGTCTACGGGCATAGAAGAGGCTAGTTTCTGCCCTGGCGTCTGTGCTTGGGGCGGGGGGGGGATCATTACCCAATACTTACTAAATTCTTTACGGTTAGTAAGTTTTAAAATGTCTTCAAAGACCGCAAGGCTATTAAATAATTTAACTCCTTCTGTGGGTACAGCCCCCGTTTGTAGCAACGCTACCTGCTGTTGGTTATACATAGCCCCACGGTCTAGTATGAGAAAATTCTGCCTCAATTCATTTTCTTTGCCGACGTTAAGACCTACTGTAATTTCTACATCGGCCTCTACGTCTATATCGACAATACCTGAAAAGTCAAGCCCTGTCTCTGCTGCGAGTTCATCCTGGCAAATCTGGAGAATTTTTTCATCTGTCTCGAATCTCTTCACAAGTTCCGTAAGTGTCGTTACGAAGTCGGCAAAATAAGTCTCTGCAACAATTGCTGTGTAAAGATCAAGCTTAGCCGTTCCCTGAGAAAGATTGACTTGAGTTTCAGTAGCAGAACCGGCGTCTGACTGACCTTCCAGCGCGGACGTAATGCCGGAAACGTCCTGCATCATTCCAACGTCCTGGTTCCCCTCTTCGTAAGAAGACCGGGTAACGTCTGATATTTCCATTTCTCTTACAGCGTTAATGTCATCTGCTAAGACCGTCTTCCCAGGAGCACGATTTGTTAAAGCATTTATGTCTACATTCCCGTATCTCGCTGCTATCGTCGGTCTGTTGATTGCAAGAGCTACGTTATCCTTGCGCATATTCATGTTGAAGTTGAAAGACTCCTGCGGTCCTTCCATCGGTTCCGGGAAGCCTTCACCAATCAGCTTGTGCGGTTCTGTAAGACAAATACCCAGCACAAGTGTCATAACTTTGCCATAAGGAGAGTCTATAGGTTCCTTGGCAAAAGCTTTATCACCGTGAGTTACGCAGAACTTCCACTGTCCATCTTCCTTATAAAACCACTCGACAATTTCATACAGCCCGGAAGTATTGTCTTCGTCCGTTCCACCTTCCGAGTAACGACCGGCTGCGGGATATTCACTTGATCCGGGATTCTGAATAGGATCTTTGCCCCCGGAGTTTCTTACATTCCGAACCTGATTATTAGGAGAAGCTTTTACCGCGCTATCCAGATTGCTGTAGCCTGCCGCCTCCAATTGAGAATATGCCAGATAATTTGCGAAACCGTAGAACTCCATGTCATACTTGGTGTCTGCACGGAAATCCAAGTAGACCTGTTCCGGAGGGTAGCTTACGTACTTCGGCCCGTCCTTTTTCTGTTTCTCGTCGTACTCCCAACAAAGCTTAGCCGTACAAAGCCCAAGATTGGAAATATCGAAGA